ATGCTGAAAGTTTCCGCAGTAAACTCATCATACGCCTCAAATGCTTTATCAAGTTCTTCAAAGTATTGTTTTTTATATTTCTGCCTAACACTAAAATGTCTTCCAGCATAAAACTGATTTAAGCTTTGGGGTTTAGGTAAGTTAAGGTCTATCTCAATACTTGATTTCATAGTCTACTATATCAATTACATCAGAGAGTTTTATGTAAGTAAATACATCTTGCCTATTATAGCGGCCTATCCACTTATACAAACCTTCTTCTATAGGAATCCTATTTTTCCTTAACGGCTCTGTATACTTCTCACAAAGGTTTATCACCTTATTTCGTAGTACATTTTTATTGAAAACTAAAAACCTTTCTGGAAACTGAAAGGCTATATACTCTGCTTGAGAGTCTTTTGAACACCAACCTGCACCTCCGTACACGTTAATCATTTCTATAAGTAGATAACCAAGTTTCTGGGTTTTCTTGAGTCCTTTTACATCTACTTTTTTACCCTCCCAATGGAAGTCAATATGCTTTTTATCTTCAGCGGCTTCTGATTTTATTGCCGATGTTATCTCCTTGAACAAGGCTTCGCCATCAAGACCAATCTTTAGCGAGTGTTGTAATCTGTTTTTATTTAGCTTTAAGCTTTTATCAAGGTAGTTTTCTAAACTCATTATTGTTGTGTATGGCAATCTTTAACAGGATAAGATATCCTATTAGGTCTTGCACGGTATCTTCGGTGGCATCGGTAATGCCCCTTGATTTGATACGCATAAGCTTATCGTCTATACGAGCGCATAGGCTATCCACAGCGTTTCCCTTTGAGAAGATACCTACGGGGTAAAGGGCTGAATCCCCGTAGGCAGCATTCTTCTCAAGGAGCAGGTCTGTTACCTCCTGCGATGTCTTTATAATTAAGTCTTTTGTACTAATCATTTGATACTAATATAGTTAATTATTGGGTAAGTTCTACCTCAAACTTATAAATTTTTTGTATACCCTTTGTTTCAATGACCATTCTACCGTTAGAAGGGTTAAGAAATATATAGTTCTCGGAATTCCCAGTGTAGTCCGTTACATCCACTTTGAACTCCTTACCATTAATTAGCATCTTGTTCCACTCTAAAACTTCAACCTCCTTTGCGGAGGCTATGTTAAACTTTAGGTAGGCACGAATCATCTCGCACCAACTCTTTCTATATGCTTCTGACCAACTTTTCAAAATTCTAATTCCTCTTGTGAAGGTGTAGGCAATGCTACTTCTTCTGGTTCGTAATCGGGGTTCTGATAAGCGTACATAGGATTGCCCTGCTTATCAACCTCATAGTATCTATTCTTAACCTTGTCGTAGTACATTGTTATCTTTCCTAACCTACCTACGATTTTAGGTTTAGCCTTAACAACTGTAATCTCAACTTGATTAGGTTCATAAGGTACGCCATCTAAATCCTCTAATCCAAATGGACATCGCCATATATTTATAACCATCATACCCTTACGGCTCCATTGCATACCACCTGCTATATCATTCATAGTAGGTTTATCTATATATGCTATACCACTACGATATTTAGGTTGTTGGTGTTTAGTGTGTACGGTAAGTAGTGTGTGGTAATTGTTATCCGCACTATGCTTTCTGACTTTTGTAAGCACTTGACCAATAGCAATGTCATCACGAACACCTACGCTTATATCTGTTTTAATCTCTGTAAACGGGTCTATGAGACAGCCCTGTATCTTAACCCCAAAATCTTCTTCTATGTTTGTTACACAGTTGTAGAAACCTTCTACGGTAAGGTCTTGCAGACCACTATCTATAATATAGAAGTGTTCATTTATAAACTCAATAGCCCTTTGGCTCTCTTCATCTGTAGCCATAACCTTATCATTGACAAGGAACGGCTTACGCAGGTACACCCATAGGAACTCTGCGAATACTTCTGTTGGTGAACCTGTTTCGGGGGAGTATACAGCCCACTTCCAACCAGAGTATTGGGATAGGTTCATCATCATTTCAAATGCAAACTGCGACTTCCCTTGATGCGCCCCTGCATATATATAAGTGGTACTACCCAACTTCATTGAATACTTATCAAACAGAGAACTAAACCCTGTCCAAGCACCTTTTGTTACTCCGTTCTCGCGGAGTTCTGTTAGAGAATCTTTTAACTCTTCAGCCCTATAGATAAAATCTCTCGTTGTCATTCGCCAAATTCTTTAATGTAATCTTCTTCTTTATGTGAAAAGCTATTACTTATTTCCTTACGATAGAACTCTTCTATGATATGAAAATCGTAAACGCTTTTACCTGTTGCTCCTACAAACGACATCATCTTTGCTATCATTATAGGATTTCTGTTTATGTGGTCTATTGACTTTGCTCTGGTTACAAACTGAAAGGGTCTGTCCTTTGTACCGAAGTACATATTTGTGTACCCGTTTCCACGCTTCTTTTTCCAAGTAAGCCTAACCCCTAAATCATAGATTACTTGGCCATCGCCTTCTTCATTATTCTGCATCTCCTATATTATTTAATGTCCCACAATCACATATATGCAACTGATTGAATCCGATTACTATTGGTATCTGTTTATCACATCCACCACAAAAGTATTTATCGCTCATATTATTAATGGTTTTAGTTTAGTGTTCTCAATCTCATACAATGGTGCTTTATTTATAAAGTAGCTACCATCGTCTCTGTATCTCTTATCTCCCTTTTCGTAGAAGTTGGACTCGGTAAGTAGTGTCTCCTTATCGGTGTATCCACATATCCAGAAGGTATTTGTAGACTTGTTTATGCTGCAAAATATATATAGTTCACAGTCAAAATCCTTTTGATAACCAACGAAGTTGTTGACGTAGTGGGGTTTAGGGTCAACACGTCTGCCCATTGTCTTTACATCCGCTTTACGCCCCATAAAGATGAGGTCGTGTCCGCCATCAAATCCATCTTCAAACTTTGGCGGCAAGTCATTTAGGATACGAAACATATTCTCTCCTAACAAACCTACAAACTGCTCTGCTTTAGAGCCATTAGCATCAAATCGGTGTCCCATAGAATGGTCTTGTAACCATTCCCAAGTCTTTTCTTTTAGTGATTTAGGTATATCGTATGAAGTCATTACATTATGATTAATCTCAACCTTCTTTGATACTTGCGTATCAGTAAGGCAGAGTTGGTTAATTGATTTTGTAAGTCATCGTCCCAACCAAATCTACTGGCGTGAAGAGAGAGGTTTACATTATCCAACATAAGCATCTCCAGATATTTTTCTACCTCGCGTATGTGTCTTCTCTTTCTGTTATAAGATTTAATCATACTCAATACCATACTCTGTTAAATCTCTTTCGCAAAGCTGAACTATGCGGTTGTACAACTCTGATTTGCCCTTTGTCTTTTTAGCATTGGCTATTGCGTAACTGCGAATATCGCTAATTACCCTTTTGCTTCCGCTTGTTCTCTTTGACTTGTAGTTTGTTTTCATAATTTATTATCCTTTCTCAATTTATAAATTAGGTAGCCGTTCCAAGCTAACACAAGTAAACAGGCTACAATATCCTCAAGTGTCATCCCTCTTTGGTGTTAAGGGTTATGCCATATCCTTGTAGACTTGAGTCCCTTTGTAACTCGTAGCCACCAAATCTACCTGCGTAGATTAAATAACCTATACACTTTTCTTTTTCAGAGTAATTCCTTATATCAAAAAAAGCAGGGGATACATTGATTTTTCCTTTGTGTCCACGAATATCTGCCTCTACTACGGCATCGTTTAATAGTTGAACTAATGTTTTCATTTCTCTTTTGTTTTTAAGGTTTTCATACAATAAGAATAAAAGTCTTTATCCTCAACTCCTTCAAGTTTCTTTTTCAATAATTCATTCATCTCTTTGAAACCATTCTCAAATGCTTTGTCAATGCGCCTCCAAAAAAGATAGTCTTGGATTTCCTTCACTACGATGAGTGATACAAATGCAATTGCGATAATTAGTAGTGTGACTTCAATCATTTCTCGTTTGTTGTTAAAGTAACTGCATAACCAAACTACCAACACCCCAAGATGCTACCACAATTAACCAAAACAAAGCCCATATCTTAAGTCCATAGCATATATAGCAGTCGGCTTCTTCGTAAAATTCTTTGGGAGTAAAAGCCTTGCCCGTCCAATAAGCACCTATTGCAAGTAGTGCTATTACAATGATTCCTATTATTATTTTCATCTCTCTTTGGTGTTAAAGGTTTGCGCCATAATTTGATTTTATGCGCCATTTATGCGCCACATCCCCATTTTACGCGCCACTTATGCGCCTATTTTTATATGCTTGCGCCTATAATTTGACTGATAAACCCATCATTATATGCTTAAACGCTCATTAATGACGCAAATAAGCGACATTCAGTCTGTTTAAATAAACATTATCGTTCTGTATCATCTTTGGTTTTAAAGGTCTCTTTCTACGTTTTGCCTTTCAACATACCTGCGCCACATATTAGCAGCCCAAGCCTTTCTCTGCATCTTGTTAGGGTACACCCTTCTTAACCTCGCATTTGCTATGCGTAGGAACTGATTCATCTTATTCATAGTAATTGATTTTGGAGGGGAGGGGGGAATTGAACCCCCCTTTTATAACCTACTCCCCAGTAAAGCTATTTCCTTTTCCCCTTTAACGTTTTAGAACAAGTCGTCATCTTGTGCATTAGTTGCAGCAGCTCCTTTGAACTCCATCGTAGGAATCTCTGCATAAAAACCACCGTCTTTTTTAGACTTGAGGTCAATGTTTACCCAACCTCTATCGTTGAGGTTAGCCTTTAGTGTTTCAAGGTCTGAAGCTTTCAGCCCAAGATTGATAATCTGTCCGTACTTCGTGGTCTTTACACGCGTACTTCCTACAAATTTCTTTTCAGTCATCTTAATAGATATTTAGTTAATAAAAAGAATTACTCTACGACCAGTTTGGAGAGGTGGTCTACTCTTTGTTTCATTCTACTTATCTCAATTTCCACATCTGATAAGCGTTGTTCAACGCCATTGTCGCTGCTGTGGACTTGCTCTATCGCATTTGTCAAACGATTGTACATACCCTCATAGTCTGGATTTTTTTGAAGGTACTCGTTATGGTTTGCCGTGCAGTAGTTAGCTGCCATCTCTGCTGTAATCTTCAATACACTTGCGATGTTCTTCATCGTGTAATGTGAATCACGGAGGACTCTTGCTATCAACGCTCTGGTTCTCACTACGATAGGAAACCTACGACCAGTGTAGAAATGCTCTTTATCTACTCCTGTTACGTCTACTGCATTGAGTACCACCATCTTTTCAAAGTGGTTACAGTTCTCCAACCATTGCGCTGTAAGGTCTGAATTGCTCATTTAAAAATCTTTTTTCGTAAACATTAATACTTGTATTCAACTCTACTTCTCCCCAGTGTAGGAAGTCATCAGAGGCTTTAAATATACCCACCTCATATGGGAATACCTTTTCCACTACGAGGAAATAGAAATCGTCCATTCCAAAGATAGTCTTGTAGAGGTATGCTTGTTGATTGTACAGCATAAATCTCGCTGACTTCTTAAAATCCTCAAGTGATTTAGCGGTGGTCTTTAGGTCTACGATATAGTTCTTCTCGCCATCAAAGACTATTGCATCAGCTTTACCTTTTACTGCAATCTCGTTTCCGCTTTCCGTTACAAATGTTTTTATACCTGCAACTTCGGGCTTGGCTTCTATGCCCATAATATCGTTTACCTCTGGAACTTTAAGCAGCTTATCGTACATACCATAGACTAAATCATAATCCTTTTCGGGCAGCACAAGTTTGCCTTCGTGTTCCATCTTAAACTCTTTATAGGCGTTGCCTCTACGAGTTCCTTCCCATCGTACAGCTACTTCTTTATCCTCAAGGAATAGAGCGTGTAGTGCAGTACCTACATCAAAGAATGAGGTAGAAGGGTAACTCCACTTACCTTGCTTCCAAAGGTGGAACTTTGTTGGTGATTGGCGCAGGAGTTTGAAGGCACTATTGGACATATAAGATTTGTCCGAGTAGTACGCTTCATCGTCCTTGAATCTTTCTAAATCAGTCATTACGCAAGAATCTCATTACGCTGTGCTGCTGTTAGCTCGTACTTATCCAGTGCTTTAACTACTGCATCTTTCTTACCATCTTTAACAGCCTTAACCATCTTTGATTTGATTTCATCAGTAAGTTCTAATAGACTCACTTTAGCAGTTGCCTTAACCGCAGCTTTAGGTTTACTTCCTTGTTTTGAGATAGCCATTGAAACCTCGTTTGAACTCGCAATAGAAGTATCAATCCCAATACCAAGATTAGCCAATGCACGGCCCCAAGCACTTGTTTCACAGTTTTCCACATAGCTTGTTTTGTTTATGTAGCTACTGGACTTATCCTCTTGAGCAAAACCTGTGGCTACTATATCTCCTTTATCGTTGAGTACAGAAGCCTTGATTACACAAGATACTTCATCTAAATGATATACATCAGAGGTCAGAGACCACCCTTCGTATTGTCCGCTTTCACGGAAGTATTTGATTCTTTGATTGACCTCAACATATTCTTTTCCTTTGATGTTGGTGGTCTTAAACTGATAACGACTCATATATAAACTTTAATTAGTTACTAAAATTGTTTGAAGGGGGAGCAGTGCGAAGCACTTACAAACCAAAACCAATAGAAAAACTCCCCCTCCTACTTAAACAATGTAAACAAAAGTACAACTTTGTCTATTCAAATATAGATAAAATTATATAACAACTACCACGCAACACCAGAAATTTTTGTTTTTAATGCAGAAATCTCACTATTAACTTGCTTTGACTGCTTCTTTAGAGATTCATTCTCAAGGGCTAATCGGTTGTTAGTGCTTATCAACTCTCTGTTTTGTCTTGCCAATTTCATAAGGCGTTCCCGTACAGCCTTGTTACGCTCCATAAACTCATCGTAGGTGTGTTCCTCCAGTAAGCTATAAGGCAGCATCGTCTTGGCTACGATATTGTCTATCTGATAGTACACAGATTTGTAGTCCCTATCAAATTTGTAATTCATCTCGTGTTGTTTACAAGCGTGGATTACTGTGGCGTGGTCTTTACCTAATACCGTTCCGATAGCATCAAGAGACATCGTAGAGTATTTACGCATCGCTACTAAAAAGCTATGTCGGTGTATGACATACTCACGCTTTCTTGATTTCAATGGTATCTTTTTATGCTTTGTGATTTTAGCCCACACATCTGCGGCTAACTTCTTTTGCGATAGGTCTAAAAAATCTTTCTCTTTCATAGCGTACTCCTGTATAAATACCCTTATATCAGTAGGGTATATTAGTATTCTTCTATTATATTTCTAATATAGAATATATCTTAAAGATATATTCTTATATATTACTATTATATTACTTCTAATAGATATATATTACTAATATAAGTAATATATTACTACGGGTGTTTAGGAAATTAAATCCCCAGTGGGTAGTCCTCATCATCTGGGGTAATTATATCCCAAGAGATTTCATTTAAGGTATCTGCGGAGGCGTTTAAGCCACCTTCTATCCACTTATAGTATTGGTAGTCGTCATCAACGAATAAGCCTCTTAAATCCGTTGTATCATAAATCACTCTCATAACGCTTTAATATGTTGGTTAATCTTTCTACTTCTGTTTTATAGTCCTCACGCTGTGCGATAACCATTCTGTGTTTCTCTCTCGCTTTGTCTATCTTCCCCAATAATTCAGAGATTTCCGTTATGCGGCTTTCATAAGCGTAATAGAACCTATCTAATGAACCAATCAACTTGGCTACCTCTCTGCTGTCCTCCAAGAGTTTAGCTATCTCAATAAACTCGTTAATGATATAGCCCAACTCTTTAAGGTCGTTAGCAAATAATAATCTGTGTAGGTTATCTGACATCTATCCGATTTCTTCTATCTCTTTCTGTACGTTGGTATACTCTTCAAAGTCAATGCTCTTAACTTCAACATCTGTAAACTCTCCGTCCCAAACGTAATCTATGACGAGGTCTTTCAATGGAACACTGGTTCTCTCATTCATATTAATTTTTACCTTGATGGTAGCCTCTACATAAATGTCGGCTGTCTCTACTTCATAATAACTTCTATCGCTCATCTTTATATAATGTTTGTTGAATAAAATCTTTAACGCCCTCTGCATCTGTATCTAACAGGTAGTAACCGAGTATATCTGCAAATAGATTATCGTCTACCTTATCGTAGTTCCAAGCGCATACAATGGCTATATCTACCTTGCTCACAACGCCACGTCCATCGTTGCGCCTCCAAGACTTTAGAACCTTTTTAAATTCTTCTACTGTCCACATATCAAACTAACTTACGGATTAGACCAAAGGCTTTAAGCTGCTTAACAGAGTCTGGAATTATCTGCATATAACGCTTACGGTTGATATCATAGATAGTCCAATTTTCTGCCTTGTTGCAGTTCACTCCTCCTTTAACGTGCTTGGCTACACCAAACCTCCCATTAAACTTACTCACTGTTCCGTCCTTCTTTGTGAACTCACCACCGAAGATTACTCCTGTGGATTTTAATTCACTCACGATACGCGATAATGATTCTTTGTCTGTAAGGACAACGGTGTTGTCTCCTTCTTGATAGATTGAATTGCTCATTTTATAACTCTTTAGCATTATTAATTCCTTCCCAGATACTCTCCCACGCTCCCTCGTAAGCTGTAAAGGTCTTTAAGACCTCGTTGGTACTTCCGTGATACACGGTAATGGTTGCACCTCTTAAATCAATTCTAATTGATGCCGCGCCTTTCTCTTTAGTTCTCATATCATTTTGGTTTTAGTGATTGAACACTTCAAATGTAATGAACATATTTGTTAATATCCTAATTTATACAAAATAAATACTGAAAAAACTTTTACATTAATTCTGGAAGCCCCAATTCCACAGGGATTTCCGTTACAGAAAAAGTCCCCAATTTTTTGACGAGTTCGCGTTTCCAAGTAAAACGAGTACCTTTTATCCGCCCAACCGCGTGTAACGGTTTGACCTTGATTTTGCGATTTTTCCCGAAATCGTGGCCCGTCTCAAGTGAGACACTCGCCAAAATTTGGGCAAAAGTTGAGGGTCTGAATCCAATAAACCCCAAAAAGTAAGGCCCAAAAAGTCCTTTAATGCTTTAAGAAAAACAGCCCTTTAGCCCAGTGTTTATAGGGGTTCTATTTTGTGAAAATTGATAAAAGGGTAGTGCATAAATGAAAATGACCTTCAGCCCAGTCATAGCGCGGCTTAACATTAAAGGTCAAAATGGGTCTTTATCCGAGTTTGTAACCACCAAATTTAAAACAATCTTTTTTATACTCAATTTTGCTATTATTTGCAATAATTCAATAGGTAAAAAGTACCAGCCACCAAATAAAAAGTAAGTGTTTTTACTCAATCTTTAAAAAGGTGTAAATTTGTTGTAACTCACTGAAAAACAATGCTTTAGCACCTGTTTATCTATGCTTATATATAAAGGACTGCTTTTTTATTGGGCAAATTGTCGTATAATAGAGGTATAGAAACCAGCCACCGAAAAGGGGCGCAAACTTAAAACAAATGGAAAACGCAAAACAAATCTTTGAAGCATTGGAAACAATCGCAGCAGCAAGCAAAACAAACCAGAAACTAAACTTTTATATTAAAGGTTCAAAGTTTGAGTTTCACGTTAGCTATATTGAAGCAGATGAAAAAATAGGAAACGATGAATATATAATATCTTCGGTAGGCAAGTGGGGCGAGTCAATGAACGTTGAAAAAATAACGGGGAAAGCTATGAGCCTATACACATATAATATGTTTGGAAAGAAAGTAACGGAAAAAGTCCTTTTTGAAAACATAACTTTAGAAAATAAATAATAACCAGCCCCCGCAAGGGGGCACAATACCTTAAACAATGAGAAAGTATTTAGGATTTGGCCAGTATAGCCCAGTAGAAAAAGTTGAGATTTATACAACAGCGCAACACCTTGAAAGCGTTGAAGAATACCCAACGCGCAGAAAGCGCATTAACTCAATTAAAAGAGGAATTGAACACACTGAACACGCGACCGAAACAATCGCGCGCCAGTTAACAACCTCTAACCACTTTGCCTATTTTCAAGCGGATAAGTATACGACCCTTGATTTATACGATTTAGAAAGAGATTTAAAAAACCAGCGCGAAGCGTTGACAATTTTAGAAGCAACAAAATGAAAAAAGCAATTTACAAAACCCTTGAAAGGTTCAACGATGACAACAGCGGCACAATTGAAGCCCTTGTATTATTAATTTTACTAACTACAGCGGCTGCAGCCCTTGTGAAATAATTTAAACAAATGGAAACAATCAAAGTATCTAAAAAGCACCAAGCCACACAGATAACAATAAAAACAAGCCACCGAAAAGAGAAACACTTTAAAAGGGTCTAACTACATTGGGCATTCAAGGCGGTGAAATTCGCGAGTTAATAACAACCCGCATCTACTGGACAAAGGGCGGAACCTGTACAGCGTGCGTCTGGCTGCACTCAATGACCCACGACAGCTCAAGCGGGAAAAGCCCTGCAAATAGTGGCGGATATTGCAAGGAATCAAGCGCAGTGGCTGAAGCCCTCGCAAATTTAGGTTTTGAGTTTAACGAGCGTATAAGCGGTGGCGTAGGAATGCGAACAATAGAAGAAGCACTAAACGCAGTGGGGCAATATATATCGGGAGCCAAAGCAGTAAAAACAATAACTCAACACGGGTAAAAATGAAACTAAAAGCAAATTTTGACGGCAGCCTATACATTGAGACGAAATTAGGCCACGAACGCCCGCACGTTATACACTGCAGTGAATCGCTGTATGAAATCAAGCAAGACAGCGCAGAGCCTTATTTAGTCGCGGAGGAAGCGGGTAATTTTGCAAGGTTGCACCTGCTTACCAGTTGGAGCGAAGACGAAGCACTTCAAGACGTTGCAACCTATTTGCAAGAAGAGGAAGAAACAGAAGAGCCGCACTTAATCGCAGTATTTAAACTAAACTTTTGAAACGATGAAAAACAAAAAACAAATAACCCTAAACAATTTAAAAGAGGCGTATAAAAACAACCTTTTAACATTGGGCCGCCATAGCTTACAAGCTTACCAAGACTTAAAAAGTAAGTATAACTAAACACCGCCCGAAGATTGGGAGCGGGTAAGTATTGAAGCCGTTGAAACTTTTGACCATTTGCGCAGCTTATTAACACGGGCCGAATATCTGGAAAGGCGGAGCGATATAAACAACGTGTTAGAGTCTGAAAACATAGATATTAAACTGGAACGCCACCAATACGCGCCAGAGATGAACAAAGCATATTTTTATCGTAAGCAATACAAAACGCTTATAAGTTTAGGCAATGTATCAACACCTAAAGCGACCACAATAGGCGAAGCAGTGGAAGCCCTCACAGGTACACAGCTCAAAAATCTTTGTTTATATGTTTGATGCACTCACAACAAAGGCGGCAAAGGTGCAAACGTCCCCAAAAGGGCGGCACTATATCAAAGCAGGGGCACGCGTATACCTGCCAACGCTGAACAATTACAGCAGCTTAAAAGACGGAAAAACGTATATTTTCAACGAGGATAAAAGCAAAGTTAAACGACTGCTTAACTGGATATAAAACCAGAAGAGGAACTACTAAAGGGCTGCACAATGTGCGGCCTTTTTTTATGCGCTGTAGTTAATAAGGGGGAAAGTTAATAGGGCTATAACGGCCAGAGGTTACGCCCCCCGCCAACCTTTACGCAATACGGGGCGCAAAAAGAGGGTTTCAATCGTTCAAGGGGTATTAAAAGGGTACGGGTAGGACTGACCGACAAGGGAAGGGGAAGTATATACTTACACCTAACTCCCTGCGGGGAAAATGGGGGGGCGGGGAGTTGCTATATGCTCACATCTATTACATCCCCTCTAACAGACTTAAACACCTTCTACTATACATTGGTATCACTTCATACAGAAATGCTCTTAAACATCTTCTAAACACCCTTAAAAGAGCTATAGGCATTAGCCATTGCTGAAGGGAAATACATCTATGCCAATACATAGGGTAGCATTATATCCTATGGGTATATGTAGTAGTATACTAATATAGTAGACCTCTTTATTAGAGGTCTACTAATATATTAGTAATATATACAAGTAATATATTAGTATACTACGCGTGAGAAAATAATATGCTTAATGAATTGAAATATCATTCACTAATTGTATATTAGTGTAAACGATAAGATTGTTATGACACAGAAAGAATTGATGTTAGCTTTAGCAGGTGGTGGTCTACCCAAGAATGATATAAAGAAGGAGATGTTTAGCTTCTATAATTCTATGGTGGGTAAGAGCAAGTATTTTAGTAAGCAGGAGAATCCAAAGACGGCTTGTGGCAGTTGCATCCAGAGGGTGAAGACTTCTATTTGGAAATGGTATCATAGTGATGAGACAGCACCAACCTATAGTGAGTTGGAGTTTATGGGAAGGTTGGGCGCACATAACATACCCTTATACAAAGTTGTGAAGTAATGGCAAGTGTTAGAGATGGTAATGGTAATGTAGTTAGGGGGCTTGGTTCAGAGCTTACCGATATGCAGGGTGAGTTTATTGATAAGGTAAAGAAGTATGGCTTTGAGGAGGCTGCAAAGATAGCTACCGAGATGAAGTATACGAACTACTACCGAGACAGGAGAACTATCGGCACAGCGTTCTATAATGAGCTTATGAAGATAGTAGCATCAGAGGGTATGCAGATAGAAGCAGCCAAGGGTTCTAACATTAGGGCTTTGATTAATATCAGAGACAAAGCACTGCGTGCGGGAGATGATAAAGCTGCTATGGAAGCTATAAAGATTCTCAACGATATGCAAGGGTATAAAGCACCTACGAAGGTGCATCAGACCAAGATAGATGTCAAGGCTACTATTGACCTTACGGCGAGTAGTGAAGATGATGATATGGACTATATTGATATTTAATGGAGATTAAGCTATACAACCCTACACAACCTCAAAAGGACTTCTTAAATATCATCTATGAGGATAAGCCTTTTATTACATTAGCGGCTATGGGTAGGCAGACAGGTAAGACCTATGCGATGATGAACGATGCTGTAATGCGGGCATTGAATAACAATAAGCATAGGATGTTCTGGGTATCGCCTATACAGGACCAAGCCAATAAGGTGATGAAGGACATAGAGAGTATGTTTAGTAACCACCAAGATTTGTTTAGTCAGATTATAACAAGGTTTGATAGGAAGCACAATGAGATATACTTCTACAACGGTAGTTTTATTAAGTTCCGTTCCTCTGAAGCGGGGGATAACCTTCGTGGTGCTACATTGGATTTTATCTATATTGATGAGGGTGCTTTTATCAAAGAGGCATTTATCAATGAGGTGTTGTTGCCTATGGTTACAAGGACTAACGGAAGGGTAGTAATGTCTTCTACTTTTAACGGTAAGAACTGGTATTGGGACTGGTATCAAAGGGGATTACAGGAAGAGGACTGGGGACAGATAAAGAGCATCAAAAGAACATACCTTGACTTAAATGACCAAAAGGTGGAGGAAACAGTGTTAGGGATTAGGAAGTCTATGACTAAAGCACAGTTTGACCAAGAGTTTCTATGTAGACCTGTGAGTGCTGATGCGTTATTCTCCAATATTGAGGAAGCTGTTGTTAAGAAGGTGACAGAGCAGTACGATAGACTTTACATAGGAATGGATATTGGTGTGGCGCAGGATTATACTGTGCTTACTGCGATGACTCAAGACTACGAGGTTATAGATGTTGATAGGTTCAACTTCAAGGAACAGGGTATGGACTCTACGGATTTTAAACAACGCATTAAGGACTTTTACCTTAAACACTTTGATAACCTCGCAGCGGCATACTTTGAAGTCAATAACAACGATTTACTATTTGATGAGATTACGGATGACGATAGGATGTA